TTTTCTTTCCATACTCCGGATCATTTCTTCGATCTGTCCGATCTCGTCCCTTGTCAACCCGGACGCCATAATGTTAATTACTGTCTTTTTTGATGTTTTGTAATGAACTACTCTTTTCATAGCCTGAACCCCTTTCTATGCCGTAGCCGCCGCCAACACACCCGCTTCCGCTGCCAACTCTGCCTTCTCAAAAACAAAGTCAAGTTTGTATTCAGGCGCAATAAATGAACACGTTTTCGTCGCTTCGCTTAATGTGAATTCAGTCCGACCATATACTTTGTTCTGGACTGTCTTTTCTGACACTCCCAAAAATTCAGCATAGGCTTTCATTGTGATTTTTTTCTTGTTTAAGATTTCTAACAAATTCTTATACATTGTGACTTCTCCTTTCCTTGTGGTTTATATTGCTGTTTTCTTCCCCTCGTGGTACTATTTTTCAAGAAAGGGGGTGTAAATCATGGCTGACAATTCTGATATTGCCCGGATGCTTTCTTTGCTTTCCGCTAACCTTATGGCAGAAGTGGAAACGCATAATGCAGGAAATTGGGAAAATGAAGATACTATTCGGCTTTATGAGTGTTTACAGACTGCCATCTATGAAACACAAATCAAAGTGTGTCCGAATTATCCTGAACCGCTATCCCGTCCTGTCATTGATCCAACTAAACTTTTAAAAAATTAGGGAACTGCCGCAGATTATTCCTGCGGCTTTTCCTTTGTCAATTCTGTTACTATTGCCATTTCTAACTTGCTTATTTCCTCATGCAGTTGTTTTACTAATTTCTCCGCATTTTCTAACGGCTCTTTGATTAAATCCGTATCAATGGTTTTACGAACCTGAAACAGTGCTGTCTTTTCCTCTGTCAACAATGTCTTTTTATTTGCAATTAACGTCCTTCCGCTTCCCTCCATATCCATTTCTGATACAAGCCGACGCAATGCCTGTATTGCATCTTCCGCCGCCTTAATATAGCGGATTTCTCTTGTTTCTATTGCCGTTACTGGTATAGCTATTGTTTTTTTCATGGTCTTGTTCTCCTTTCAAAATTATATAAATTCCCGGTGTAACGTGATTTATGATTATAAGATACACGTTGTACCGGGAATTGTCAAGTAATATTTTACTTTGTACCGTGATTTATTGCGTTATGACTTGCTTATTCTTTTTTATACATTTTTGTTGCACCGTAATTTTTTTCTTGACACGGAATTTTATTTACTTTACAATGTAACCATGAAAGGGGGTGTGTGTAATTTGACTTTTCTTGAAAAGCTAGATTTTTTAATGAAAAAGAATAGTCTTAATAAAAAACGACTTTCTGATCAATCCGGTATACCATATAGTACTATTGACGGATTTTATAAGCAAAGCTATAACAATATTAAACTATCAACATTCAAGAAACTTTGTGATTTTTTCGGCGTGACTATGGATAGTATGGCAAGGGATGAAGTAACCGAAATAGAATACTATAATCCCAAAAAGAAAGATTTACATATTACACCAGAAGAAGAAATTCTCGTTAAATGTTACCGAACTGCTGACGATCTGGATAAAACTCTTGCCTTGCGGGCTGTTAATGCGGATCAGGTAATGGAAACGAAAAAAGAAAACAAAAACGTCGGATAAAACAGAATGGGAAAATTATTGAATATGATTTCAGAAAATAAAACGCCCCGCGGTGGCAACCGTGAAGCGTTTTAGATAGATTGTTACCCGTCAACCCGTGGGCTGAACTATAATAACACCCTAGACAAGTGATATTATAGCATAAGCCCCCGCATTTTGTAAGGGCTTATTTTTTACACCCTTTTTTAAGAAGGTGTTTTTATGGCTTATGTGAAAAAATCTGATCAGGCAGCAGACGACCGAAAGATCGTCGCGCTATATACTCGTGTTTCTACCGGGTATCAGATCGACAAGGATTCTCTACCGTTCCAGAAGAAAGAATTGACGGCGTATTGTAAGTATATTCTACACGCTGAAAAAACGGAATTGTTTGAGGACGCCGGGAAGTCCGGCAAAAATACCGACCGTCCGGCGTTCCGCCGTATGATGAAAAAGATCCACGCCGGGGAAATATCCCACGTCGTCGTTTATAAGATCGACCGCATTTCCCGGAATCTGGTTGACTTCTCTATGATGTATGACGAATTCAAAAAGTATCGCGTGACTTTCATATCCTTAAATGAACAATTCGACACATCGTCCGCGATCGGCGAAGCCGTCCTGAAAATCATTCTTGTTTTTGCCGAACTGGAACGGAAATTGACGTCCGAACGTGTCACGGGCGTAATGATTGATCGTGCCATGTCCGGGAAATGGAACGGGGCGCGGATGCCGTTCGGTTGGAAATGGAATCCGGAAACGGAATTCCCCGAACATGATCCAGTCGAAGCAGAAAAGGCGCGGACGCTCTATCGTGTGTATGACGAAACACATTCGACGGCAAAAGTCCGCGATTTTTGTTATGACAACGATATCCAGACAAAACGGGGCGGGAAATGGACGACGACGACGATCATCAATTTTCTAAAAAATCCCATGAATAAGGGCGATTATAGATATAATTATCGCGGATCCGCCCGTGGAACCAAAAAGCCGGAAAACGAAGTCGTCTATGTCCCCGGCGTGTTTCCTCCGCTTGTCGATCCTGAATTGTGGGAACGTGTGAACGCCGTCATAAAAGAGAACGGCGCAAGGGCGCAGACTTCCGCCAATCCCCACATAAAGAAACATATTCACGTTTTCGCGGGCGGGATCCTAAAATGTGCGGACTGCGGCGCGTCCTTTCAGGTTTCCCGGCTTGATAAAGCGCGTCTGAACGGTTTTCAGCCGTCATTATATGTTTGTACATCCCGGCGCACATATCGCGCTTGTGACGCTCCCGGCGCGTCTGATGTCATCGTCGGGGCGTTCCTGTTTAATTATGTTCGGAATCTGGTTCAGGCAGCAAAAAGCCGTTCCAAAATCTCCACACCGGAAGATCTGGAACGAATGTTATTGTCCGGCGACGAATTTTCCCGGATCCGCTGTGTGGATCCCGCCGATCTGGATATTATATATCAGGCGATCCGGGGAACGATTTCGTCCGGCTCCGGTGTGACATACATTCCCGCGCCGCCTGATTCCGACGAAAAGGACGCCCCGGAACTGTCAGGACTTCGCGCGGAAGCTGCCAGACTTTCCCGCGCCCTCGAACGTCTGAAAAAAGCATATCTGTTTGACGAAAACGCCCTTCCTGAAAATGAATATCTGTCAACGCGGGCGGATCTCACGGAACAGTTGACGCGGATCAATAACAAGATCGCCGACGCCCTGACGGATGAATCCTATTCAGCGGCGGCGGAACTGTCTTTCGTGAACTCTGCGTCGTCGTTCCTTTTGTCCTACCGTCTGCAAGGCGCGGATCACATTGTATATTCTGACTTTGCCGCGTCCGTTGACCGTTCCGTCCTGAAGAACTTTGTCAATATGATTGTGGATCATATCACAATAAAGAACGGGGATCCCGTGGAAATTGTATTCAAAAACGGACTTCGGAACCGCTTTGTCTATCAGGACGACGCCACCCCGTAAAATATCCCGTCTGCGTGTCCTGCTGCCCCGTCCTGCCCCTTTTATCTTATTTCCTGATAATTTATACCCTAACACAAAAAGCCGCGTTTATGCGGCTTTTTCAATCTCGTGTACGGTATTCACTTGACACCCCATGCACACCGAACACGCATATAACGGGCGTCCTAATTCCTCCGACTTCTTTTTTACGATTTCCCGGCATTTCTTTATAAAATAATATTGCCGCTGCGGTTCTCTTTCCGGCGGCGGAAGCGTCAGATCCTGCGCGTCTATCAACATTTTTATGTCATCATTGTAACCCATGCTTGAACCCTCTTTCTTAAAATACATTCCCGCCCATTATACCACACCGAAGAACGAAAAGCGACTGTTTTTTTGACAGTCGCCCTTCGTCCGTGATATTTTTCTTCGACCAAAAGAAAGTAAATTGATAGTTACGCGCCCGCGCCTTTTGCGGACTGGATCCCCCTTTCTTCTCAGGATATTTTTTTCAGAAATTCGCCGCTTGAAAATCCCGTGTATTGTGTGCCGTCCATTGTGAACTGAATGTAAAGCCATTTCACGCCGCCGTACACACTGTAATATCCGTAACACTGAACCTCCGTCCCTTTCGGAATCAGGCACAACGCCTTTTTATTTTTCCCGGCGTCATTCCTGCAGTACAGATCCGCCGTCGTGGTATATGTTCCGGCGACCGCCTTGTCCGCGTGTGACGCGTAACAACTTGATATTACTTTCCGGGCGATCGGCTGCGTCTGATCGACGGAATTATCATTGTCGGCTTTCGCCGCTCCGCCATTCACAATACGGTTGATCTCTGCCTGAACGACGTCATAATCATACCCCGCCGCTTCCATGTTCCGCTTCCGCTCCGCTCCGTTTCCCCACTGTCCGGCGATCGCTTCGTGCGCGATTTCCGAAACGCTTTTCCCGCCTGTCCTTTCAGGCTCCGCGACCGCGCCGTCGTCATACTTCGGCGTGATAAACCCGCGTATATATCGACCGTTCAGGGAAATTGTACGCTTTTTAACGGCGTTCCCGTAATTCCCTTCGGTAACGACCATATAACCGGAATCCCGGTTCACATATGTAACAGTCCCGACGTGATCCGGGTTCCCGGTATTGTCCCCGGCTCCTGTGTCGTCCCAATCGTACAGAGTAGCGTCGCCCGGCTCCGGGATATAGTCGTCATTCTCCTGCCAGACGCCCATTCTTTTAGCCGCTTCGATCAGATAATAACAACTGATTTCGATCGGCATGATAGAAAGATATTTCAGTTTGACCGCCAACGCCGACCACATACACGCACACCACGCCCACCCGTATAACATTTTAGTTTTGCGCGGAAGCTGCGCCGCCGGAAGCGTGTTATATGTGTCGATGATCGTTTTATATGATCCGTCTGATTCTTTCTTTCCGATCCAACTTTCCGCCAGATCGACGACTTTCTGTCTGCTATACATCGGATGACCTTCCCCCTTCTGTTCCTGATTTCCGGTCAGTTTCTTGTCCCATGCCGTCAAGTTATGCGCCCGGACGACATTCATATTATTAGCGACGTATGCGGACGAAGTGGCATATCCCGCCGCCTTTATCGCTGTCAGGTATTCTTCGGGCGTTTCCTGCTTCCTGACCGCCTTATAACGTGAATATTCCAGAAAATCGAAATATCCCTTGACGCCCTGTTCCATGTCCGAAAACGCCCGGAAAAAGTCTGATATTGTCGTCAGGGTTCCCGGCGTATATTCTTCCATTGTCCGCATATTCACGGACGCGCCCTTCCATGATCCGCCGCATTTCAAGCCGAAATAATTGTGATACCCCGCCGCCAGTTTTGACAGACCATAGCCGGATTCCAGACACGCCTGCGCTATTGCGGCGGATACGCATTTATACCCGCGTTCCGCCGCATACTTTACGATCAGCGGCGCGATCTTTCCGATGAACGCCGCCTGTTCTGCCTTTGTTGCCATATTATACGCCCCCTTCGCCGTCCTCCGTTATCTCGACGGACGTATCGACGGACGTTTCAATGTGTGCGGAATCCGTCAGTCCTTCGCCGATAATGTACGCCACGACAGACGCGCCCGCCATGATAAGCGCGGTGATCTGTGTCGCCGTGCTTTCCGTTCCTCCCGTTGCTAAAATCATCATGGAAACGAACGATCCGATCGCCGTCCATAACTTCCTGCTTGTGAGTTTCCTTTTCCAGTTGATTTCCTTCATTTTTCCTTTCCTCCTGTTCTTTAATGAAAAAATCCTGCCGCGATCGCCGTTCCGATCGCCCCGGCTACCGCGCCCAAAATGCCGCCTACCAGTGTTTCCCACCGCTTCCCCGGCTTTGATTCGATGTTTTCCAGACGTTCGCCCTGCTTTGAAATTTCTTCCGTCATTTGCTGAATTGAAAGAGCGATCTTTTCAATCTGTAAAGCCAGTTTGTTAAATTCGTTTACCGATTCTTCGACGATCGCGATCCGCTTATTCTGACGGGCGTTTTCGTCCTTGATCCGCTCATTCTCTATATCCATGCGGCGGGCGAATTCCTCATGTTCCCGGCGTGTGATATAATCCTGATCCATGTGTCCGACCTCCTTTCTTTCGCGGATTTCCTTTCATGCGCCCATGATACAAAACAAAACCCCGACGAAGTGACTAAATTCAGCCACCACGCCGGGGATATTCAGGAAAAGATCCGGAAGCCGGATCCGCTTCCGGCAATTTTACGCGGCATCCTCCGCCGCCAGTTCGTCCAGGACGTCCGCCACAACTTCCTGCAGATTGAACATTTTCGGAACCTGATCCCGTGCATATGTCCCGTCCTTAACCATTTTAACCCACAATTTAACAAGTCCGCTTTCTTTGTTGAATGTCATTTCCCGCGCCCTCCCTTACATCATAAGACTTGAAACGATGATCGTCAGTTCCGCGACGGACTGTTCCGCCGCCTGAAGCTGTGATCTCAAATTCCGGTTTTCAATTTCCTGCGGCGTCATTTCCCGGAACGCGAACCGGGTTCCCTCGTCCCACGGGTACGAACAGATCAATTTCATGTCGTGATATGTCGTCCCGTTGATCGTAACCTCTGACAGATTTTCGTCTGTGAATGTCCCGTCAGGAACCGGATCCCCGCTTTCGTATGTCGTCCCGTTCAGAACCCCGTTCAATTCTGTGCCGTCTTTCAGCCGGATCGATACGTTCGGGAAAGTCGTATTGTTTGAATTCTCCCCGGTAGTTTTTGCTTTTCTTGCTGCCATTGCTGCCGCTCCTTTCTTTTCTGATTTCCTCCGAAAACAGTTCGTGAAATAATTTATCCATATTCCGCATTGTGCGGTATGAATCAAAATGTTTTATGTGTCCTTTCCATGAATTATAAGCCTGTCGGACATCTGCGAATATGATTTCCCCGGCGTCCAGTTTCCGGCGCAACGCTTTTAATTTGCGCCGTTCCCGTGTGATTGTCCCGCGATCCGGACGCATGACGACGCGCCCGGTTCCGGTCATATGTGTTTTTGCTTTTAGGAACTTGAATTCGTCCGATAATTTGACGATCCGCGTCTTTTTCTCGTTTAACTCGATCCCGATATCCGCATACATCCGCCGGATCCGTTCCAGACATTCAACCAGATATTCCCGGCTTTCGTGTATCAGATAAAAGTCATCCATATAACGCCCGTAACCTTTGATCTTTAACTGTTCCTTGATATAGTGATCTATCCGGTTCGGATAAAACACGGCTGTCATTTGTGAAACCTGTGATCCTAACCCTAACGACTTAACGCCGAAGGCGTCGATAAAGTCCATTGTCAAATTCACGATATCAGGATCGTAACCGAATATCCTTGAATACTCCCGGAATACGACGTCGTGATCGACTGAATCGAAATAGGAATGTAGATCGCCCATAAGGATATAACCGTCGTTTGAACCGTGTTCCCGGTAGTATTTCCACAAGTGAACCTTTAGCCGCTTTAATGCGAAATGCGTTCCCCGGTCTTTCAGGGACGCCGCGTTGTCATAAATCAGTTTCGGGCGCAATACCGGAACCAGAATCAGATCGTTTTCCGCCCTGTGGACGACGCGTTCGTTTATGTGTATCGAACGGATATCCCGCCGTTTCCCGCGTTCGCATACTGTGAACTGGACGAATCCGTCCGACATTCTGTCCCGGCTTTCCAGTCTTTCCTTCGTGATCCGGATCCGCTCTATCCTATCCAGATAATAGGCTTGTGTCGAATATTTCCACATAACGCCCTGCATACATTTCTTTGCGGCGTCCATTAGCAGATCTGGATCGCATAAATCTTTATATGTCGGTAAATTATTCATATATCCTCATAAAACGCCCGCTTACAGTCCGACGAAGTGTGAATCTTTGAAGCACTCCCGGACGTCAGGCGATAAATTTCAGCGGTTCCCCGCTGCGGTCATGCGTTCCTATCGTTCTGCGTCAGGCGGATCCCTTTTTAATCATGCCCGCCATGCTGACGATATCTGGGCGACGCCGCCGTCGTTGGACGCGTTGTTGTTGTTGCTGTTGCCGTTGTTGTTGAAATTGCAAAAGTTCGTCGTGTTCGCGGCGGACGGATCGGCAGTCCAGTACCACATCCGGGCGGCTGTGCAACGCATAACCGAAAATATTATTGTTTCTTAGGTTTACGGCTTTTCCTTGCCTTTTCCTTTTCCAGACGCGACGCCTTTTTCTCTGGATGAAGGAATTCGTCGTAATCCCTGACCGTTGACTTTTTCCACCTATACAGATAATTCTTTGTTAGTTCCAACTGTTCGGAATACTCCATATAACGCGACAAGTCTATATTGAAAAATTCTTCAATGAAAAGAACTTCCTGCCGGATCCGCGCGATATCGCCGATCGCGTCATCCTCTAACAAAATCCGTTTTACGAATTCGTTCTGTGTCCGACATAAGATCTCGTTTGCTGCCGCAATGTTGGAAACCAGATCCGAAGAATAGCTGAATAAATTTCCCCTTACCTTTTCGATTATCCATTCGGGATATTCAGCCAGAAGCCGCGCCTTTTCTACCTCGTTTTGATATGCGTCGATCTTTGCGATCAGGCTTTTCAGTTCCGGGTACTTTTCCCGGACTTGCCGCCCGACGATCGCGTCGTACTTTTCGCGCTTCAGTCCGAAATTCCTCATTATCATTTGTGTTATGATATGCCGTAACTTTACCGCTTCCGCGGACGCGTCCAGTTTTGACGCCGTTTGTTTCCATGTCGGGACTGCCATTTTCTGAACCTCTTTTCTGTTTTAGTGTTTTGTCCCCGGTAGTATGCGCCGCCGCTGCCGGGCGGCGCGATTGCCGGATTATCTGTCTATGACAGAACGATAAGCGGGGCGACGCCGCCGTCGCTGGACGCGTGGTTGCTGAAGCTGTAGCCGTAGTAGTAGAAACCGCAAAAGCTCGTCGTGTTCGCGGCGGACGGATCGGCAGTCCAGTACCAGACAGGATCCCCGTCCTCGTCATATGCTACACGGTTCCGGCGTTCCTCGAAAAACTTGAACTGTTTGTCGATTCCGTTATATTCCGCCCAATCATTCGATCCGCGTCCCTCATATACCGACATAAGGAACAGACGTCCTTCCGTTTCGATATCATCGTCCGCCGTTTTCTTGACTGTTTTATGTACTGCAATCACGGACTGTAAATCATCAGGCAGCAGGGCGAATACTTCATCGTTCAAATACGCGTTCATGTCCGAATCAGGAAAACGCCCTTCGTTCGTGTCGTCCCTGTTCATGCAGTGCCGACCGACGATCCGGCGGAACCAGAACACGCAGTCCCCTTTTTCGTAATGATCCACGCCCACCACGACGACCGACGCCGGATCCCCGTTCTTTAATGTGAAATTGATTTCCGTTCCGGGCGGAAGTGATACGGTCGCGTTTCCTTTCCTGATAATGTCCTGAATGTCGATCCATTCGACGCGCTGTTCGTGCTTCCTGATAATGCCGACGGATCCGGATCCCGACCTGACGTCCTGTCCTGCTGCCCGCTCCGGCTCCCGTTCCGGCGTTTCGTCTGCTGCCGTGTCCTGCTGCCCCGGCGTCCAATCTTTCCCGGATGATAAGTCGATCCCCGCCACGATGAACGGCGCGTCCTCTTTTTCTCCTGTGGCAATCTGCCGGGCGTATGTGTGCGGAACGTCACATTTAACCGCGTTCAGAAGAAATTCCGCTTTTGTGGCTTCCCTCATAAGTCCGTACATTTCCGACGCCTTGACGTCGAATTCTGTTTCCGATCTGAATAAATCAACTAAACTGTTTCCCATTGTTTGATCCTCTCTTTCTTGAAATTAGATTCCGTTTTTAATTTTGATAATCTGGACGACTGTATATATTGCGCTCCAAAACATAACCGCGCCCAAAATCCCGAAAAATGTTCTTTTTCCTTTTGCTGCCTTGTTATTCCCTAACGCGTATATAATCAGCGTCCCGGCGGCGGCTAAATATGCCGCGCCACCGAATAACACGACTAAAATAATTGTTGCTATAACTGCCGTTTTCAACCGCTTTTCCTCCTATCCTTCCTCTACCTGACCGAATATCCTCATATATGCGTCGGCGTTTAGTTTCCGGATCGTGTCTTTGACCTCGTTTTCCGTCACGGCCTGAAGATCTTTCCTTTTCGGACAGTAATACAGATACGCTCCCCGTTCTGTTTTCAGATATTGCGCGTCCTCCCATTCGACATGAACCATATTTTTACCGAAAAATAACGGATTTAATGGATCCTGATATTTCCGGCGGAACTCGAACAGGATCAGGGCGGATTCTGTGTCGTATAGTTTCCCGTCAATGATTTTCCGAAGTCCTGTCCCGCGTTTTGGTTCCCGTGTCAATTCCTCCATGGTTACGCCCAACGCCGCCGCGATCTTTTCAACGTCCCGGAATGTAGGATCCCGCGTCCCGCTTTCCCACCTTGAAACCGATACCGCCGTAACCCCGGCGCGATCGGCGACTTCCTCCTGTGTCATCCGTTTTTCTTTCCGGTATCGCTTTATGCGCTCCCCGATATTCATTCCGCCGCCCCCTCTCTCTTTATGTAGTCAATAATTTGTTTCCCGATAAATTCCGTATATACGGGCGGTATCGCTTCCGCCAGTTCCGCGCGTGTCATCCAGTCTATGCCGCCCAACGCGAACCCCCAATAAAGAATAATCTGCTTCGCGTTCATCCCCCGGACGCCGCCGGATCCGCATATTGAAATAAATCCGTCCTGACCGAACCCGTTTCCCGCTGTCGGCGTTTTCTTTTTGATATACGGACGATCAGGTTCTTTCAATTCGATATTGCTTTCAAACATCCGCCGCCGCTGCGTGTATATGTTTTTGAACTGTGTTCCGTTCAGTGCGATCGGCTTTATAAGCGGCGCGCCGACGACATTTTCGATCACATACGGCTTTCCGCTTTTCTGTAATAGTTCCCGCGTCGCCTGAATCAGATCTTTGTGATCTCTGTATTTCCCGCCGTTCCTTGCCGCCGATAAGTGTTTCGCCCTTGTGTGTGCCTGACAGGGCGGGGACGCGTGTATCGCGTCATATTCTGAAATATCCTGCGTTTTCAAGAATTCGATCGCGTCCATTTTAATAAACTTGTACGGATAATTCGGTTGATCCTCAATATCGACGCCGACAACCTCGAACCCGGCGCGGGCATATCCTGCCGACGCCCCCCCTGCTTTGCAATACAGATCTAATATTTTCAATGTACTTCCCCGCCTTTCCTGAATATCCGTGTCAGGATCCGGCGGACTGCTGCCCTCGTGTTCTTTAATGCTGCCAGAATCCCGCCGCGCTTTCCGTTCTCCCTCCGCCCTGGACGACGAAACGGGGCGACGATCGTTTCTATCAGAACCGCGACCGCCTGATCCAGACGTTCCAATTCCTCCGCGATTGCCTGTTTTTGTTCCTCCCGCCTTTCGTCCTGCTTCTTTTCAGGCTTTGGCTTCTGCGGACGTCTTTCAATCTTTACCGCCGAAATTATCACGGCGTTTTCATTTACGTTTATTTCCTGAACTGTATATCCCGACGCGCGTTCGATAATCTGATCTGCCTTTTCCTCCGGCGTGTTCTCTGTCAGGCGTTCAAGATCCGGATCCGTGTCCTTTCTATTTGCCTTGAATTCGATCCAGATTTCCGCGCGTTCGATAGTCCCGACTTTTTTCAAAAATTCAGATACCTTCATAATGGTTTGATCCTTTCCTGTCCCGCTGCCGCTTATTTCGCGATTATCGGTATAAATTGAAAAGTCCATGCTTCATCATGTATTGAAATAATATTGCCGTCCTCATTTATCGCCAATATGTCAATGAATTTCGGTTTTTCGATCGTTTCCCGTTTGTCGAAACTCCTTTCATCGAAACATACTTCCATAAGTGCGACCGCGTTCAATACCTTTTCGCCGTGTACGACCTTAAATCTACTTAAATCTATTCCCATTTCGCCCTTCCTTTCTGTCCTGCTGCCGTCGTTGTGCTACATACCCGCGCCCCGGAATATTACGACCATTGACGGGAACGGCGCACTTTGAGACGCCCCCCCCAAACTTCAACCGCCCCGGAACGAACCGGATTTCCGATCTATGCAGAATAAAATCGTGAAAATACCGCGTGTCAGTCCGCGCCGGGATCAACATAACGACGATTGTTCCGTCCTTTGTCCCCTCTCTGTATGCCTTTTCCACCCATGCCGCGATCGCCCGTCCATATGGCGGATTACAGAACACGCGCCGCCCGCTCCAATCCTGAAGAAGTCCGTCCTGTTCTTTCGTGAAATATTCCGGCGTTTTGTGGTTCGATTCGTCCGCGCATGGATCCAGATCGAAATGAAATTCCCGATCCAGTTCCGCGAAAAAGTCCTGCGGCGTCGCCCACTGATCCGTTTTACTGCTGAATAGTGCCTTGTTTATCATGGTTTGATTCCTCACTTTCTGCCTGTTCCCTTTGCTTTATCAGATACCGAACCGTCGTCCGGGCGTTCCCCGCGCTGTCATAGACCGTTCGCGGCTTCTGGATCAGGTATTGATCCGGGCGTTCGTCAAAATACCAGTTCAGGATCCGCAGGGCGTCCTCTGCCGTCGCCCGATCGACTGATAATCCGATTTCTAACTGCTTCCCGTTCCCCTGTTCGCTCATGTTCCCCGCCTTTTAATAATCATCCTCGATCTGTTCGTCCAGTTCGTCGTAATATTCCCCGTCGTAACCTTTTGACATAAGTTTCAAGTAACATTCCCAACACACAAGCCGGAACGGGATCCCGTGACAGTCCTTTGTGAAATTCATTTCCGGGCGTTCGACTTCTCTTTCACATACCGGACAGATCCGGACGCCCTTTTCTTTATTCATGCGCCGCCCCTCCCCGTCTTTCCTGCAGTCTCTGATCTAACCGCGCGATCTTTTCCCTGAATCTCTGTTCTACTTCCCCGGCGTTCTGGAATATGATTTCCATTTGTGCAAGCATGATCCGGACGTCTGCCATTTCCTCGGCAATATTGTGATCTCGTCCCCGGCGTTCGTTCAGAATAGCCTTTGTCAGTTCTGCCATTTCCTCTATCATCATGTCCGTTTGTGCTTCCTTGCCCCATGTCTGAACGGCGTTCCTGAATACATCCTGCGGACACGTCGGCGTCTGCTGCCCGCTGACGCTTTCGGTTTCATATCTGATTGAAATATCCATTTCCGGGATATCGCCGTTTATGATTTTCTGAAGGCATTCCCTCTGTTTTTTCTCTGTGGCTGTCATGGTTTGATCCTCTCCTTCTTGTCCTGCTGCCGCCCTTGTGATATGATGAAAAGAAAATGAAAGGCGGTATTGTTCATGGAAAATATTGTTGTACCCGTTTCCGCTCTGCTTAAACTTGCCAAAGAATTAGAAGCGGACGGCATGGAATACGTTCAATTATCAATTCTTGATCCCGACGATGACGAAGGCGAAATTATCCCCGCCGCCCTTTCCGCGTCCGGCTTCAAGTCCTCAATGCCTGATTTCCGTACAGACTATGAAGAAATTGAACACGTTCCAGATTTTGACTAATCATTAAAAACCAGATCATAAAGAAGCTGCGGGCGTTTTCCGTGGCTTCTTTTTCTTGCCATACTCCGGATCATTTCTTCGATCTGTCCGATCTCGTCCCTTGTCAACCCGGACGCCATAATGTTAATTACCGTCTTTTTTGATGTT